CGCGAACCCAACGGTAGGCACCGTGGGCGGGATCAATCGAGCGACAGCAGGAAACGAGTACTGGCGAAATCATGCGTACACCGCAGCGCACGCTGCCGCGGGTGGGGAGGACAAGGTTACGTCCGCAGCCACGAACGGCGGGGTCCTGCTCACGGCGTTGCAGAAGCTCTACCGGCAACTCATTCGCTACGGTGGAAGGCCCACCAAGCTGTTTTGTGGAAGCGATTTCCTCGAAGCGGCTGAGATCGAAATGCGCGCTAACGGGCTGTATAGCCAGTCCGGGTACACCAAGGGCGGCGATGTGTCGGTTGGTACCTTGAATTACAAGGGCATCGTCCTCGAATACGTCCCCACTCTGGACGATCTGTCCTTGGAGAAGTTCGGGTATTGGCTCGACCTCAACCACATCTTCTTGATGGCAATGGAAGATGAATGGCGGAAGAACCATACCCCGGCGCGTCCGGCAGACCAAT